GTACAATAGTTATGCGCAGTGTCAGTGCATTAAAATGTTATGAAAATAATCCAAGACACAATGAAAATGCGGTTGAAAAAGTAGCAGAATCGATTAAGGAATTCGGTTTTTTAGTGCCGATAGTAATTGATACGAATGACGTGATTATAGCAGGAGAAACCCGTTTAAAAGCGTCTAAACTGTTGCAGCTTGACAAAGTACCATGTATTATAGCAGACGAACTCACAGATGAGCAAATAAAGGCATTTCGATTGATTGAAAATAAAACATCTGAATTTGCAACCTGGGATTTTGAAAAGCTGCAGGAAGAACTAAAGGCTATTGACATAGACATTGGACTGTATAATTTCCCGGAATTAGATGATGTAGAATTAAATGTTTCCGATGACGATTTTTTAAAGGATACGGAAATAGTGAGGGAACATCATAAAAAGACAACAACGTGTCCTAAATGTGGTGAGGTGTTTGAACCATGAGAGTATTTCTTGCATCCACAGGATCCGGTATGTCAAAGGAATTAAGGGATAAGACGGTTAAAATATGTCGGCCGAGATATATACTTGAAACTTTTTTCAACGGTGAAAAATCGTGTCTTGAGGCTATGAGTATTTCGGGAAATGATAATTTCTTGCTTGACAGCGGAGCATTTTCATATATGAACGGTGCACAGGTGACATTGCAGCAAATGGATAGTTATATTGACAAATATATAAAATTCATAATCAGTCACAATATCAAACATTATTTTGAAATAGATGTTGATAATATTTTTGGTCTTGACCGAGTAGAATTTTGGCGACATAAGATGGAGAACGCAATAGGTTATCAATGTATTCCTGTATGGCATAAGGGCAGGGGCGTTGATTATTGGAAACGGATGTGCAAAAAATACCCGTATATAGCGATAGGCGGATTAGTATTCCATGTGAAAAAACAGGAATATGAATTAATACGGCAATTAGTTGCATATGCGTATTATCGTGGTGTAAAGGTACATGGCTTAGGCTTCACGAAAACACGAGAGCTGAAAAATTATAAGTTTTACAGTGTAGACAGTGCAAGCTGGGTAGTGTCGGCCACAAGAGGACAACAAATACACTTTTTCAAAAACGGCTATATGAAAACTCGGCAGTTGGAGAAAAAAGGACATAAAGTAGATTTGCCGAAGTTGGTAGCTCATAATATGATAGAGTGGACAAAATTTCAAAAATATATGGATGGAGTGAATTGATTATGAAAAAGAATACATTTAACTTAACACTATTAACAGGAATATTTTGCTTGGGGCTTATAACGTCAAACTTATTTGGCGGTAAGCTTATAAGCGTCTTAGGATTAACCGTTGCGGGTGCGATAGTAACATATCCACTCACATTCTTGACAACTGATATTATCGGTGAAATATGGGGAAAGAAAGAGGCGAACGATTGCGTTAAAGTAGGTATAATTGTTCAAGTCGGCTTTTTGATATTAGGGTATTTATCATTGAAAATACCAACATTATCGCAAACAACTCATTTGCAAGAGTGTTTGACAGCAGTATTAAATCAGGGAACAAGAATGACGTTCGCAAGCCTTGGAGCATTTGCAATAAGTCAGACAATGGATGTTATTTCATTTCATTGGTTAAAGAATAAGACGAACGGAAAGTATAAATGGTTAAGAAACAATGCAAGTACAATGAGCAGTCAACTTATAGATACAGTTATTTTTATAACTATAGCTTTTTACGGTGTAGTTGATAATATAATACTTATGATATTTGCTCAATACTTAATTAAATTAATTTTGGCGGCATTAGATACGCCGTTTTTTTATTTCTTCACAAGACGAAGAAAATGCAAAAATTAAGGAACGAATTATAGGGAGGTGTCTAAGGTGGCACGAGTGCCTAATGAAAAAGCAGCGAAAGCAGAGGCTATGTATCATGACGGTATGAAACTCGTGGATATAGCAAGAAAACTTGACGTGCCGCCGGGTACTGTCCGAAGATGGAAAAGTACATACCATTGGGACGGAAATCCTAAAAATAATAAAAGCGAACGTTCGGAAAAAACAGAAACACGTCATAGAGGCGGTCAGATAGGTAATAACAATGCGTTAAAGAATGCAACCTATGCCAGTGAATATTGGAAGAATATCAGTGATGAGGAACGTGCAATGATGGCAGATATGCCGACAGACGAAGAATTTATGTTAATTGAAACATTGAAATTAGCTACTTTGCGAGAGCGGCGTTATATGGCATTATTGGCACGATATAATGAATTGTTGAAAAATTCGCCTGACGGAATGATTTTGAAAGAAGATATACGGGTGTTGACTAAAGAAAGTAACGCATTCGGAAAATGTGTCAGTAGCAAACAACATCAAACGGTTACGGCACAACAAACAAAGGTTGACGCAGTAGAGCAAATGCAAATAATAGAATCCGAATTGACTCGGGTGCAAAAGCTGAAAATCAAAACACTTGAAACATTATCTA